ATGAAACTCCGCATCACCGATGCCGCCATTGCAGCCGGCTACGAATCCCAACAATGCGCGACAAGCCCTGTTGTCCGCACCATCCTTGAAGCGGCGGCGCCGCATATCGAGGTTGAGGAGTCGGAACCAAACGGCCCTCCGCTCACCTTCGTCTACAGGAATTGGCGCGGCGAAATCGCGACCCGGAAGGCGGTTCCGTTGCGGCTCGAATTCGCGTCCACGGAATGGCACCCGGAAGCGCAATGGCTGCTTATCGCGTGGGATATCGAGAAGCGGGCGACGAGGTCCTTCGCCATAAAGGATATCAACCCGGCGCCGGAACACCGTCCCGATGTAGAGGGTAGCCCGTTGCTCGAATGGGCTGTGTCGAAGTGGAGCGCCGAGGTGAAGAACCGTCCGCTTGTGAATGTCCATAGGCGCTCGCTGGATGACGCATGGCGCCAAGTCATCCGATGGGCTGGCGGCGACCCCGCTGAACTTGTTGGCCCCTCGCATGACGAACTGATTGCCGCCGCTCCCACTAGGGATTGCCCGACTTGCGGCGGAACCGGCCATGAGGCGCGGCATTCGATTTGCCGGGACTGCGACGAGGCGTTCGCCGACCCTCGCCCCGACGCTGAGGCGGTGGTTGTCACGGAACTGCAAAAGGCTCGCAGTGAATACATGCTGACGGATCAAGAGTTGGCCCGCCGCATCATCGCCGCCGTCGCTCGCAAGGAGGGCTGAAATGCCGATCTTCTTTTTCTACGTGATGGTTCACGCCCCCATGGTCACATGGTCTGTTGCCATGCAAGAGCACGCCGCGTTTTGGTTTGGCTCTAGTCCGGCTCATCAATTAACGGCTTCCGTCTCGGTTTCGGCTTCGGATCCGGCGGCCGCTTAATGATTTCCTCTAAATCATCCTCATGCATGGTTACCGGGTATTTTGCCTCTAACTAGGACCTCGTCGCCTTTCGCAGCTTTCCCTTTCGGCATCTGCCAAACCCCAACACCCAACAAGGGATCATATTATCATGATCAACGAAATTAGCGCCTATAGCCGAGCCCTCGCCGGGGTCCGATTCATCGTTGCCGCCGCCGCTGCACGGGCGAAGCCGGTCAAGGAACTCGCCGAGCACGCGACCCGCGCCTTCCCGACACCCCTTGAGGTCCGCACCTTCCCCAACGCCACCTTTATCCATGAGATCGGCGATGACTCCCCGCTGGCATGCCTTACCGGCGATGACCACGAAGAGAAGGGCCGCGCCCTGGTTTCCGCCGTGGCTTTCGCCACCGGGATCAATTCGCATGCGTTCAACGTTGATCTTTTGTCATCACGTTGACGTTTCGCCATTGACGGCAATCTATGCATGATGCATAGTCCTTACATCGAAAGACGAAAGGACTTGCAACGATGGCATACGAAATCAAAGACGTTTCCGGCGATATCCGTGGCGGCCGTTCCGTCCTTGCCACGGTTGAGACCATCGAAGCCGCCCGCACCTTCCTCGCCGACTCCTTCGTCAATCACTCGGTTGCCTTCTTCGATATCGATGAAGACCACGACGCCGCCGATGCCCTGCTCATCCCCGCGAACACAAAGGTCGGCTTCACCGTCCAAATCGCCATTGAAGCCGCCGCCTAAATCCCAACTCAAACCGTGGAGTGCCCGCCATGAATACCGATCTTAACGAACACCCCTTCTCACCCGCCAGCGTTGCCCGCGAGGGCGGCCATCCTGACAGGAGCGAGCGAGCATGGCTCCGTTGGGTGGACGAAGCCGAGCGCCTGTTAGGGCACGACCTCGACGGCAGCGATGTCGAGGGAAAAGGGTGCGGCTACTCGCTTGATGAAGCCTTTGTGTGCTTCGCGCGTGGTGAGGCGGCATCGGTCTATGTTGCGACGGTGCAGAACCGCGCGCGCTACGCCACGCACCGGGCGGTCGAAGGGGGCCGGGTATGACCGCCTCCGCTTATTTCGCTCGGATCCAGACTTTGTTGCCCTTCGGCGGCAAGGTCTGGCGCCGCCGCGTCCTCAAGGCCGCCGCCCGTGATCGCGCCGTTGGCCGGTTCCACGGCCACTTTCGGCAATTGCCATGACCGAATATCGGCAATTCCGCAAAGGCGAGAAGGTAACTGACCGCTATGGCGAAAAGCTCACGGTAACCGAACAACTCGGTTGTTGCGTCTGGGTCGCCGAAAAGCCGGGATGGTATCACCCCGCGAACCTCTTTCCCGTTGAGAAGGTGGCGAAATGACCGAGTTGGAACAGGCATTCGAGGCGCAAGCCCGCTCGATGCGAGATTTCGGCTTCACCGATGTCACCGCCGCAACTATCAAGGATCATTACACGCTTTGGAGGGCGGGCCGCGAATTGCCGGGCGACCCCGTCTTCGGCCTTTCCCGGCATGCCTTCAACACCTTTCCGGACATCTTCGGACCGATGCCCAAGGACAAGAGATAAGCCCAATGTCAGCAATTTCCGCCCTTCTGCTTTCACTGACTGCCGCAATCGCCGTGATCGATGGTGACACCTTCGACGTCGGCGACGAGCGGGTCCGCATCGCCAATATCGATGCCCCGGAACTTCACCGCGCGAAGTGTGACGCGGAAAAGCGCCTGGCTGAATTGGCGAGGAAGCGGCTTGAGGAATTGCTTGCCGGCGATATCGAGATCGTGCCCGGCGATCCTGGCACCGGAAGGACGAAGGACCGCCACGGCCGGACCCTGGCAACGATCAAGAGCGGCGGCGCCGATATCGGCGAACTCATGATTGCGGAGGGGCTTGTCCGACCGTGGGAAGGCAAGCGCCGGCCGTGGTGCACCAAAGATTGACGGTTTGACAACTAGATATGCATCATGCATAGTCCCCCTTGAAATCGCCCCTACTTCCTAACCCCGCGAGGACGATATGAAACTCCGCATCACTGACGCCGCTGTTGAGGCCGGCCACTCCGCTCAACAGTGCGCGACAAGCCCCGTTGTCCGCGCGATCCTTGAAGCCGCTTTGCCCTATATCAAGATTGAGTACAGCGAACCGAACGGCGAGCAGGGGGCGAGGGAGGAAGCACTCAACAAGATTATGGCAGCCTACAAGGAATGGGACGGCTCGCGGCATACGGCTTTCCTATTCGCCGACGAGGTTGCAGGAATCATCTCCACCCTCCCTTGATAACCATATATGCGTGATGCATAGTCGCGCCCCCGGCAAGGCGGTTCGCTTTGCCTGATTCGTTGACAAATTGCAAACGGAGCCGCCATGCCTGACACCGCCACTTTGTCCGAAGTCGCCGCACTGGAAAGCGAGTTGGAACGGCTCGAAACATACCAGTACGCCGCCGCTATGAGCGACTCCCGGTACTACACCAACGGCCGGAAGGCCCGCGATGACGCCGAAATCAGAAACGTGCGCGCCCGTCTAAACGCGGCGAAAGCGTTGACAAAATAGCAACGTGAAGGATTGCCCGATGTCCCGTTTACCCGCCGCCCGCGTCATCCACCTGGAGCCAATGATAAAGGAACCGCCTCGTATCGGAGCGGACCCCTATTTTATCCACCGCGCTCTAGGCGTGTCCGCCTTCTTCCTCGTCCTCGCCGTGTTCATTCTGTGCAAGCGTCTCGCCGAACTGGACGCACTCATAAAGGCCGCCACGGTCTAACCCGCTGATTATTGATCTTTTTTCGCCCGTACCGTTGACGTGGAACTATGCATGATGCATAGTTTTTTCATCAACGAAGGAGTTCACGATGTCTAAGGAAATCGCTCAACCCATCCTGGCGCAACTCGGCGGAAACCGCTTCCTCGCGATGACTGGCGCGAAGAACCTCTTGAGCACCGGCGACGGCTTCCAGTTCGATTTGCCGCGCGGCCTCGCCAGGAACAAGGCAACAAAGGTCCGGATCACGTTGACCGTTGCGGACACCTATACCGTTGAGTTCTTCCAGTGGAACGCCCGCCGCCTCGAAATGAAGCCGGTTGGCACCGTGTCCGATGTCTACGCCGAGGACTTGCGCCGCATCTTCACCGCCGAAACCGGCCTTGATTGCACCCTTGGAGCGATGCGGGCCGCGTAGTGCGGCCCTAACCGGAGATTCGCAATGGCCTTCAATTCCGCCACCTATTACGCCAACAAGTCGAGCCGGGAAGCATGGGAAAGCTTGAAGGCGGCACGGGAACTAAAGGCGCGCATCGAGTCCGGGACCGCCTATGATTGGGAGATTCCTCGCCTTGAATATCACGTCAAAATTGCCCGGCTTCGAATGCGGTCGTCCGTTAATATGCGGCGCATCGCCAAGATGAAGTGAGCGAGCCGCGAGCCGGCGCGGTTGACAGCACGACCCGCCGTGAGTAGAGGAAACATTTCCGAGTTTGCCGACGCGTTTCCTCTACAGCCGCCAGGACAGCCCGATATGACGGAAACCATTCACGACCGCATCAAATCGCGATTAGCCGAAACCGGCTTAAGCCAAGCCGCTGCATCACAAAAGGCGGGGTTGTCCCGTGACGCGATCCGGAAGCTGCTCACCAATGAAGGGCAACTCCCCACCGGAAAAACGTTGACCGGGTTAGCGGCCGCCCTGGAAACATCGGAACAATGGTTGCTTACTGGCGGTGACCGCCCGCCGGTGCAAGATGTTAGGCCCGCTGACATCGAGTTTCCGGCACGGTCCGAAATGCCTAAAGACGTCGCCGTTCTTGGCACCGCCGCCGGGTCTCATGAGCGAGGAGCTTTCCAACTGTCCAGCGACCCGATTGAATATGTGCGCCGCCCGCCGGCGCTTGTCGGCGCCAGGGACATCTATTCCCTTTACGTTGAGGGGTCCTCCATGGAGCCCCAATTCTGGCCCGGCGACCTCGTCTATGTCCATCCGCATCGGCATCCCAGGACCGGTGACGCCGTTGTTGTCCAGTCCCGCAACGAAGGCGACGACAGCACCGTTGAAGCAACCATAGGGCTCTACGTGGAGAAGACGCCGGACTCCCTTGTCATCCGCAAACACAATCCGCCCGCTGAAATCGAGATACCGAGCGCCACCATTTCCGCCTACCACAAGGTTCTCACACTCAATGAGTTGTTCGGCGTCTAGGCGCATAAAAGTTTCCGCTTGACCGAGGAAAATTTTCCGCGATATGGATAAAGGCAGATTTTGATTGTGGGGTTTGAGCAATGGAACAAAACGGGAACAGCGCCAACCATCGGGATCCACTCATTGCGGCCGTCGCCGCTTATCGGGACCACGCGAGGCGGTTCAATGAATTGCCGGACACCGAGGACGACAACGCCGCCGCGACACGAACCCATGCCTCATATGACCGGCTTTGCCGTTGGAACAGTCCGTTGACCCGTGAGGGCGCGCTTGCCGCGCTGCTCTTCATCCGTGACGGCGATATGATCGAAGAAGACGCCGGGCACACCATGCTTTCCGCCGCGATCAAGTATCTTGAAGCGCCGGTGTAATCTTCGGCCATGACCGCAAAAGAAGAGCCCGGCTTTTTAAGGCCGGGCTTTTTGATTCCAGTGCTGGCTATCGCGCCTTAGCTCGTACCCGGCGAAATGACCGGTGGCGGTAGCTTATCGACCTGCGCTGAGATCGTCACCAATTGGGCATAGAGCGCGGCGAGTTGCACCGCCGCCGACGCGACGTCCTTCGGCCGGGTCTCGCAAAGCCGGATTGCCGCATGATGGACGGCGGCGGCCCTGGCGAGCGTCTTGTCGCTTGCCTTCTTCGCGGTGGCGACGAGGACGAAGGTTTGATAAAGCGCGGGCTCCTGAGAGCACGTCGCGTTATAGGCTTTCTCGACCGCCGCCGTCTGTTCGGTGGTGAGCGAGCACGAGGCGACGAGGCTGGCGCCCGCGATAAGTGCAACTGCGGCGAAGCCGGTAAGCATTTTCTTAATCATGGATTTCCCCGGTTGAAGTGAATTCTGCCTCTGCCTATCTCACGCCGGCGAATCCGGCGCCCCTTCGGCTCATTCTCTATCCGCGCCGAGGCTTGCGCGGCTTCACCGCTTTGCTGATCCGGCAGCAACCGGAAGCGGCTCGAATTACGGTGCCCGTTCGGGCGAATTCTCCGGGGACCTAGAAAGCCTCAATCCCCGGCCGGAACGGGATCATTCGCCCCGCCCCTTTGGTCCTTCCATGCCGGCGAGCCGGCAAGCACCTTCGGACCCCCTCGCGCTGTGTTATCCGCGCCGCCCTATTGGGCTAATGGGCGTGGCGGGAAATGGGAGGTCGATTTTCCCGCCACTACGCACGAAGCCGGGAGGAGGTGGCTTCGCGAATTCTTTGCGCCGGGGACTGTGCCCGCAATCCCCGGCGCGTATGCAGCGGAGCTAGGCTCAACGCGTGCATTCCTGAAATCATGGCGCCGGACTTCCACCGGCTCTAGAACCGTGCCACCGTTTGGCCGCTACGCCGCGCATGGCTAGACTCTCACAGTCCTTTGTCACTTCGCACCTGTAGGCCCGTGACTAGCCCTTGTTCCGGATGCGTCGGCGTGAGGCGTAGCGAACACTCTTCCTCAAAATCCAAGTCTCAGTTCTGGCGGCCCACTCCCTGAAACCGGGCTACCGGCTCCGCTTCGTCTGCCGTTGCAGTTCGCTTGAAGACACATGCATCATGCATAGTCGTTGACAAAACGTCAACTTGATCTTTGCGCGCCCGCCAACGCGTCGATTGGAAGTGTGACAAATGGCGTATTCACCCACCGCGAGAAATACCGGTTTCCGGTTCCGCTAACCGCGCCAGGGATCAAGAGAAGGATTTTGCGCCACTTCGTCCCCGCCCACTCCGTCTTGGACAGGATGCGCTTAAAGTTCTCATGCGTGGTTGTGATATCGACATCGAACTCCATGGTTCCCGTGTTCCGCACCTTGATCCCGATGCGGCTCAACGCGAATATCGCTGCATCCTTCCGCTTGTTGCTCACAAGCGACAAGCCGGTCGCTGTTTCTTCGTGCACATGGTCTTCTTCATATGCCGCCATCTCGATAAGCTCGCCGACCGAGCGCTCCCACGTCCCGCCTTCCGGCGTTTGGTGCCGGATCATGTGGCTTGTCAGATGTTGAATGAAGCGGTCGACGTCCTTGGCGCTATCCTTGGCGGTGTGTTCGGCCCAATCGTTACCCCTGATCCATTCCAGCGCCTTCTCCACGGTCACCGGCTTTGTGGTGTTCAAGAGGTAGGCGCCGGCGAGCATCGGGCCGAGCTGGTCGCCGAGCCGTTGCGCGCCGAGGTGAAGGGTTGCCGCCGCCGTGAAGACGGTAACGTACTCCCGCAACACGGACAGGTTTAGAATGGTCCTGGCGAGAAGCCGGCGGGAATATTCGGGTGTGAGAAGCGCCACCATGTCCGAAACCAACTTTTCCCAATGGGCTTTAGCGGCGGCCTCTTCTTCCGGGGTCCCTTGAGGCGGCGCCGCCAGGGTCAATTGCGTGAAGCGGGTTTCGTCCGCGTAACCCTCGATTTGGGTATTGATCGAGGCGAAGGCGAACATTGAACGCGGGCTATAACCCTTCGTGTTCTGGTTAGATGTCCCTTTCAGGATCTTGCCCCGGCTTTCCGAGGCGGCGACACGGGCGAGATCAAGAATAGCCTTGATCCGGAGTTGGTTCGCCATGTCCTTCGGTTCCGACTCATCGAAGATAATGGGCAACGCGTCCATTCCGAGGGCGCCACGAATGCCGGCTTCCGTGGTGGCGCCAACAACGGAAATAGCGGTGTTGTCCAAAAGCTGCTTTATGATCTTGTCCATCACGGTCGATTTGCCGGACCCCGCTGGACCGTTAATCCAGACATGCGGCCGCCAGCCCAGGAAGCCGCACACCGGGGCGACAACGCACCATCCCGCCAGGAGATAGCCGGACAGCGGCGATTCCCACCGCAGCGATTTTGAGAGGTTGAGGAAGGCCCGCGCTTCTTCCGTTGTCGCCGGGTTCCGGATCGCAACCGGGATGCTTTCGCCTTCGTCATAAACGAATTTGGAATCGTGTTGGTGGATCGCGGTGACGCGGCCGTCAACGAGAAGATGGTCGCCGGCGTGGAAGACAGCGGACTCCCCTTCGAACCACGCGCCACGGCCGCGCATCGCGGTTGTGCGAACGAACTTCCGCCGATACAGGCACGCATTCATGCACGCGTTGACCGCCGCATTCCAGTCGACGCCCTCTTTCTTGCCGGGGAACTCGAATTCCCACCATTGCAGCGGGGCGAGACGAAGCATGTTCGCGCCCTTCATCGCGGACGCCGGTAGCTCGATGACTTGCGAGACGTTGGCGGGCTGAAAAAAGCATGTGGTGCCATCGACGCCGAGACATTTGAAATGCGGTTCGCCGAACCTTGCGATCAATGGCAATTCTTCGGCGGGTTCAGTGGTCCCGGCGTCCGGCTCGAGAACGGGGTCGCCGTCAAAGGCGCCGTAGTCTTCCGGGCTCGGCGGCGGCGGTTCATCACGCGGCGGATTGATAACGGCTTCAATGGTGGCCTTCACCGCGTCTTCGCCGCTTATCCTGGCGAGGTCGTCAAAATCGGTTGATGTAAGGTCCCCATCTTCGAACACCGGGAACGCGACCCGCGCCTTGATCTTGTCCGCCGCCTCGCGTGCTTTTGTCAGCCCCGGATTTTCGACGGGTGCAACGGTGTGCCGGTCATTATCGGCGGTGATGACGATGCGGGCACGCGGGTATTTCTTGCGGATCGCGGCGGATACCGCACCAAGGTTGCCGGCGTCAAAGGCGACAATGCAGAGATAGCCGGTTGCGGCGTGGACGCGGGCCATGGTGGCGTAACCCTCGCCGATGCAGATAACGCCGTTTTCTTCCGATGGCTTCGCACCGATGGAATGATAGTTGCCCTCCTTCGCCATGTACTTGACGAAGCGCTTTGTTCCGTCCGGCTGGATAAGTTGAGCGCCGACAAGTTCCTTTTCCGGCGAGAACACGGGAACAACAAGCCAACCCTTCCGGGCCACCCGTGGCTTCTCTTCTTCCGGATCAACTTCATACTTCACATCGGCGGCGAGTTGCCGAAGGCCGGGAAACGGGGCTAGACCCTTTTTCGAAAGATACGGGTGTTCCGGGTCCGCCTTCGTTGTCGCCTTCATGATGATGCCGGCAGCGGCGGCGGCGCGGGCATGGTTCGCCGCGCGTTCCGCTTCCCGCTGCTCGCGGGCCGCCTTCATCTGTGCCTTGAGTGCCGCTTTCTCTTCCGGGGTCATGGAAGATGGTTTCTTCGCGGTCCATGTGTCTTCAATGCCCGCCTGGAGGTCCCCGAAGGCGCCGGCCGCGATGCCATCGGAATGCAGGATATACCAGACGTGTCCGTTCTTTTTTTGCTTCTTTCCGAGCGCGTCCGCCCGGTGGAGCTTGCCGTCCGGAATCGGATGGGGACCGCCACGGGAGCCGGTATCGATATTGACGCCCGCCGAGCGCATGGCGTCCAGAAACTGCGAAATGATTTCGTGCAAGTCGGGCATATCGATTTTCAGCTTTCGAAAAGGCGGGCGCTTATCGCGTCCTGTTCGGTCCGGACGACTTCGGCGATGCCGCCGGCGTTCCGCACGAATTCAATGAAATGCTTCTGTTCCGCAGTTGCCCGGCCGGACCCGGACTTGACTTCCCAGGCACAGAACACGGCGACTTTCTTGCCCACCATGTCCGGCGTGATGACAATGGATTTCAGCCCGATAAGGTCGGCGCCGCCGTTGGTGAGGCCGAACTTTACCGGTCTCGCATCCGCAAGCGTCACCGTGTTTCGCACCGGATCCTTGTTGACGACGCGGCCGGACCATCCGAGGCCGGAATTGTTGCGGAACGCGGTGAAGCCGGCGCCAGAAAGCGCTAGCATGATCCGGTTCATAAGAGCGGTGGCGGCCTTCATATCAGCGCCTCTTGAACGGCTGGCGCCGGATCGGCGGGCTTCCACTTCTCATAGTCTGCTTCGATCTGTGCGAAGTTGACCGGGTGTTGACGCCGAAGGTCGAGCGGGGACCGCCCGGCAACATAGTGGCCGCGCATGCCCTGGCGCGGTTGCAACCACCACATATCAAGCCAGCGCTTCCGGTCGATTCCGATGTGCACGAAATCGACGCCAGCCACCCATCCCCGTTTTTCGAGGATGACGCATATTTTTATTGCCTTGATCTTCCACGCCGAAAGCTGCGATGGCCCGGAAGCACCGGCGGCGACGTCCGGCACATAGTCCGGCACCGGGCACCGTTGCAGCGGACAAAAGTCAATCCACGCCTCGCGCCAGTCACAATAGTCGTCGGGCTTCGGAAGCTCCGGTGTGAACGGCTTATAATCGCGGGTCGCATGCCGCCGGTAATACTCGCCGTACTTCGCGACTTGCCGCTCGGTTTCCTTGTCGCCTTCGTCGGCGGCGCGGCACTCAATGACGGTGGCGCCAACATAGCGCGCGATGCCCTTCATTTCGACGCCAGCGGTCCCGAAGGGCACCAACACGGCCCGGAAGTCCGGCCCGTCGCGATGCTCGCCGCCGCCGCCGTAGATGCCCTCAACGGCTTGCAAAAGAACCTTGGCATTCAAGGTCATCTTCGCTTCAACGCCGATTTGGGCACCATCGGCGCCACGGACTAGCAGGATATCGAAACCGGCGGTTTCCGGGTACGCGGTCCAGCCTTCCGGAAGCGCGGCGATGAAGGCGGAACACAACGCGGCTTCGTTCTCGAAAACGGATTTGGTGATGCGGGGCGCCTTCATGCCTTCCCCCTGTACAGCCTTACCAAAGCCGCGAGTGCGAGCGAAAGCGCCAAGACTTCCGTCTTCGGAGGGTTAGGAATGCCGGCAAGCCAATTGAGGAAAGCGACGACGGCGATAACGCCGATAAGGTCACGCAATGCCAGAAGGTGCGCCTTCATGCGTCACCGCCTTGCGCTTTCTGGCGCTCGCATACATCGGCGTAGTGGCGAAGCACCGTGGCGGCTTCCGCCGGGCCGTACCACTCGACGAGCTTGACCGCGATGATATCGAGGCCGCCGAAGGCCGCCGCATCAGCCGGGTTCCCCTGCTTCGCGGTTTCCGCCAGGAGCTTCAACATGCCGGTTTTCGCGGCGTCTCGTATGGACTGATGACGGATCGCGGAAAGCTGATCCATTTCCCCGGTCTTGATGTAATCCGAATAATTCTTGGTCACTTTGCTAAGTCCTGTTCAATGAGGTGGCAGAGAAAGTCGCAAGCCGGGGCGATTGGATTGGTAGTCGGCCAATCCAGCGGGATTTCATCTATGAAGATTCGAACATCGTTGATGCGGGAGAGCCTTACGCCAAGTTCACGCGAAAGCTTCGCCATGCGTCCGAATATTTCAGGGAAGTGTTTCCGCACCAACGACCAGTAATCTGGCGATGTCGCCTTGACGCACCCGATGCAGTTATTGTTGTGGAACCCGAGTCCATAGAGAATTGGAAGCTCGATATTCACGGTCTTGATGATGGCGAGGCACGCTGCTTTATTGATCCCCGCCGATATCAGCGGAGTTTCAATTGCCAATTCCGGATAGTTTGCGCGCAAAAGCTCGGCGCGCTTCACATCGGTAGAATCGGCCGTGTATCCGAAAACGTGAATATCCGTGGGCCGCTGGAAGGCTAGACGCGGAACGACCTTCAATTCAGTCGTGCAACGTGCGCCGTTGATGCCGGCAAGCCACCGGGTCTTCTCCCAAACGTCCCATGTGTCCGCGTATTCTTCGGACTTAAGCCGCTCGATGGGCGCATTCAGCTTTCGTACTAGATCAGCAAGAAAGCGCTCGTTGTCCGGGTGCTCGCCGCCGGTGTGGCAATAAGCAAAAACCGCCTCCGGACGTTCACGTTTTATCATCATCGCTGACACGGCCGATGCGGCGCCAGCGGACACCCACACGATTGTTCGCGGCTCCGTCATCGGACATACCTTCTTTCCGATTTTTGTTGCCGCCCTCGCAGGACGTGTTGCGCCCATCCGTGCGGGTTCTTCATCCCGCGCGATCTGCCTATTGCGACGAGGTCATCAAGGGTTTGGGCTTTGGCTTGCTCTTGCTTCCTGGCGGCTTGAGCGGCCTTGCGGTCCACTTCCTGCAACTCGCCTTCAAGCTCTTCGACGGTGCGGCCCATCGCCGGGTATTCATGGCCGCAATGTGGGCACTTCGGTTCCGGCTTGTGGACCCGGTAGCACTTCGGGCATTGCCGGGTTTGCACCGCCGGCACGTCATCGTTGATGTCGACGCCGCGCTTCTTTTTCTGGCGCCCCGCAAGCGTCCATTCCCGTTCGTCATCCGGTAAGCCGTGACCCCGGCCGCCGGCGTCCTTGGAAATCGAATTCGCTGAATGGTCCAGAATGAGCGCGTAGGGTTTCGGGCCGGCGGCAATCGCCGCGATCCGCCCCTCTTTCGTTTCGAGATCAAAGCCGGGCGCGTAAACCGGTCTCAAGACGCGGCCGACCTGTTGCAGAAACAGGGACAGGGAATGCGTGGGGCGAAGAAGAATGGCGACCTCAATCGCCGGAAGGTCAAAGCCTTCGGAAACAAGATCAACCGAGGACAGAACTTGAATCCGGCCCGCCTCGAAAGCCGCGATCAACTCGTCGCGGTTCTCGGATTCCCCGTCTATGTGGGCGGCGCGGTAGCCAGCGGACTGGAATTGCTCAACAACCTGCAGCGAATGCTTAATCGAGACGCAAAAAATCATGGCCTTTCGGCCGTGGGCAAGGTTGCGGTAATGCTTGACCACGTCGCCGACGATCGCGGCGGCGCCCATGCGCTTCTCAAGCTCTTTTTTGTTGAAGTCCCCGGCAACCTTCTTCACGCCGGATAGGTCCGGCATGGACGGCGCGAACATGCGATAAGGGCTCAAATAGCCTTGCTCGATAAGCCAAGCCGGCGAAGGCCCGGTGACCATCTTTTGAAACCACTTGCCGAGCCCGGCGCCATCGGTCCGGATCGGCGTAGCGGATAGGCCGACAATCTTCGTTCCGCCTTGAACGTAACCGTCGATGATGTCCGCCCAGGTCTTCGCGCCGGCGTGGTGCGCTTCGTCCGGAATGTAGAGGTCCGGCCTTTCGTATCGATCAAACCGCGCCGCCAGGGTTTGAATACTGGCGATCTGGACCTGTTGCCGCCTGTCCGGGGTGAAGCCGGCGGCAATAATGCCGTAGGGAATGCCGACCTTGTCAAAGGTCTTCGCGGTTTGCTTGATAAGCTCTTTGCGATGGCACCCGAAATAGACCCGCTTCGCCCGCCTCGACGCGGATCCCGCCATGTATGCGGCTAAGGCCGTTTTCCCGCCGCCGGTCGGGCACTGCAACAGAATGGATTGATACTCGCGGAGGGCGTCCCGCGCGTTGGTAATCATTTCCCCTTGGTAATCGCGAAGATGGAAGCTCATTCGCCGAAGTCCGTTTGCAAATTGTCAACGTCAAGAACAAAGAGGCGGCCCGGTCGGAACCGGGCGCGTCCTCAAGCCGCCATCTTGCGCAGCGTGCGCGTTGCTTCCCGTTCCGAACGGGTGCCCGGCCCTACGGCCTTGTTCGCGTGGAAACCGCAATACGGCCGATCTTCGGCACGCGGGGCTCCGCACCACAATGAAGTTTCCGCGTTGTAGCGCTCATGATCTTCCCAAAGCGGGAATTGGCATCCGCACGCGGTCAATCGGCCATAGGGCACACCCTCATAACCGGGTGCTTTCGGCGGCGGCGCCGGGCTCTTCACGGTGGCGCGCGCCTCGATCTGCTTTATGGACCGGCGCGGGAAGAGGTCAGGGTTTAGGGCGATGCACGACCGCAGCGCGGAAGCTGAGAAGCCGATGGCGTGCGCGATTTCTTCGGTCCGGTGACCGTCTCTCCACATTCTGGCGGCTTGAGAAATTCTCTTGTCAGTCATTGGGCACTCTCTCAACACAGTTTGCAAATTGTCAACGCTATGGGCGCGCGAAACGCTTGCCGGTGGCGTCATGTTCGAACTCGCCATAGATCCGGCGGGTAAGTCCTTTGGGCGGGTCCCCACCGGCGCCGCCGAATAGGGGCAAGTCTTCGGCCGGTAGCGCCTTCGTTCTCGCGCGTTTCCGTTCATCGGGACCGGCGAGAACAAGACGCATCCGCTTGTCGATGTCCTCAACGAATTGCGGCTCCCGCTCGCAAAGGATGGCGTTGCATCCTTCCCAATACGCGGCTTGACCCGTTGGGCCGGTGCCAGCGAAAGGATCAAGAACGGTTCCGCCCTTGCGGCAGACAAGCCGGACAAGCCAGCGCATCAAATCAAGCGGCTTAACCGTAGGGTGTTCGGACCCGTTGCGGTCGTCGTGGTCCGCTTTGGCGGAAAAGAAGAACCGGGCGGCGGAACCGGAGTCGTTGCGAACGACCTTTGATGCCTCGCCGGAAAAATCCCCGAAGACACCCCCTGATTTCGAAACCTGCTTTTTCGGCAAGCCACCGCGCGATTCAGACTCGGCCGGAAAGGCGTCGAGGACTTCGGCGGAACCGTCATGCATGATGTTAGCCGGAAACCGGCCATCGACCGGGCGGGGCTCGCCGTCCTTGCCGAGGCCGGAATTACCTTCGTTCCATGTTCCACCGCCGCCAGCGTTGCCGCCCCATCCCGTGGTCTTTTCGGCATCGATACGGCAAGCGCCAACATTCAGCGCACCGGTGCCCCAATACAGGACGTTTTCCGCAACCGTGGCGGCGCGCATGACACCATCGGGACCGGGCACCGCCAGCGGCTTCCGGGCGACAACGATGGGCTCCCATGCCGGCTTAAGGGCGGTGCCCCATCCATCCCACTCCGCGACCTCGTCAAGCGCTGGCGCCGTAATCTCGCGGGAATACTCTTCGCGTTCTTCGCCCTTGGCGATGTTGAGATGCGCGGAATTGCGCATGTCGTTCGTGATGACTTCCGTTCCGATGACTTCGCCACGGACGCCGGCCCGGCGGCGGAAGGCGTTTTCAATACGCTGGCGAAGCCCCTTTGAAACTTTGGTCTTGTCCCGCTTCTTTGCCCACGTGTTAAGGCGGGCGTAGCGCTCGCGCTGATCCGGGTTCGCGTCAAGCCATTCCTGAAAAAAATGCTGCTCTATGGCCTTCGGCACGTTGTGGCTTTTCGGGAAGCCGGTCGCGTAGGCCCATGCGGCTTGATCGCGGATTTCAAAGCCGGCGTCCTCGATAGCGCAAGCCATCCGGTGATAGGTCCGGGTCCCCGAAAACGCGACTAAGTGAGCGCCTGGTTTCAGGACCCGGAAGACTTCCCGCCAGAACTCCACCGCGAACGCGGTTTCGCCGGTATCCCAGGATTGCCCCATAAAGCCCGCCGAGGCGCGGGCATACACGCCAGCCGCGCCCTCCTTCTCGACGGCGGGTGCCGCATTTTCGCCGCCGAACCGTTTCACTATGGACACCAACGCGTAAGGCGGGTCCATGCAGCCGGCGTCAATGCTATTGTCCGGCAAGTCTTTCAAGCGGTCCCGGCAGTCACCGGGCAAGAGACGGACTTTGCCGTCGAGGTATTCGCGGACCTCGCGCATTAAAACAAATCCCCTTGAAGTGGTTCGGCCGCCCGTTTGGGCACTGGCGGCGTCGATTCCGTTGCTTCACACTTCACCTGCGTTGACGTTTTGTCAACGCCTGAAACACGATTTTGCTCGCGGTGCTGTGAACAACGCCAGTAGCCGGGCTTTCCGTTCCGCAGAGAAACCCCATAACCATAGGGAGCATGCGGGTTCCCGCACACTCCGCACGGGTGGATAAAAACAGAACCTCCGGTCGGCAGGTCCACGGTGTGCGGGGCGGCGCGAGTTGACATATGGAGAATTCCTTGTTGACCGGCGATGACGGAATGTAATCCTATCTGATAGCGACAAACAAGACGGTTGACATGTAAAAAACCGACAGTTTCCGCTAATTGTGCAACCTCTAATGAGGCTCGGCTAATAAGAATGGATTATATGACAAGTATTTGATGCCTAAATGAGCGTTAACGATGTTTGTTGACTGCCCGTGATCGCTATTGACGCAATGCAAAGTGTGAACTACGTTTCCGCCATGTCACACGTCAATTACAAATGGTTTTCGGACAAAATCACAGCCAAGGGGCTGACGCAACGCGCAGTTGCGAAGCACCTTGGCGTTGATGCTTCAACCCTCTCTCTTCTTCTGCACGGCAAGCGCAGAATGAGGGTCGAGCAAGCGGCCGAAATTGCTCGGCTCTTGAGCGTCCCCGTTGGGGACGTTATGCGGAATTCAGGCGCCGATATGCGCGGCATCCGCCAGGAAGGCGCACCCACTTTCCACGCGGTTCCGCTCGTCGGATGGGTTGATGAAAACCGCAATGTAGAAATCGATTTTGACCAAAAAGGCCCGGCTTTCGAGGTGGAGGGCGATGTCCCGCCGACCGCGATTTGCATTCAGCATCGCACCGCCGGCACAGCGGCGGACCCTATGGACGGGTGGATTGAAGTAATTATGCCGCCTCGCGAGCCGAACCCGGAGGATATGTTGGACCGGCATTGCGTAGTAAAACTATCCACCGGCGAAACGCTTCTTCGCACCGTCCGTCGCGGCTACAGAGACGGACACTTTAAATTGATGGGCTTGAATTTACCGCCGATTCATGACGCCGAGATTTCTTGGTATTCTCCCGTGATCCTGGTCAAACCTTTGTAATAGCTTCATTCTCCATCAAGTTATCCACATTCTATTTCGCGTAATCCACAAAGGGCATTAAATACAATCAAACCGCATTGACACAATTTAACGGTGTTTGCATATTGCCAACGTCAACACCGATTCCAAATGGAGAATTTGTCAATGCCTGCCCACTCAATTGCCGCCAACGAAACGCATGATGGCCGCCGCGACACCACGGCGGCCGTCGTGTTTTCTGCCATCGAATTCGGCAAGCGGTATCATACGCGCAAGGGAAAAATCGTTGGCCCCCTTGCGTTTGACGCGGAAAGCCGCTGGCCCTGGCGCGACCCGAAGAGCGATGACGCCTGGACCATCAAAGGCCGTTTCTCACAGGACATCGATTCGGACGGAGACGCCCCGGACCATCCGAGCGACATCGTTGCCGAGTGCGTTGACAAATTGTCAATCGTCAACGTCCGCCTTGTTCCGCGTATCGATCCGGACTTCGCCGAAGTCTCGAAGTCTGTTTCCTGCCGTGACCTCACTGTGTCCGTTTGCATCGGGCTCGGCACCATCCTCGCCGATGTCCGCGCCAACGCCGAGACCGGCGACGTTCTGTTTGTGGAAAGGGCCGAATTCAAGCCGCACGGCGGCGCGTCCACAAGCGTTGAAGTCTCGCGCTTGTCCGGCCTCGCCGTCTTGCGCGGCGGCGCATGGGTTCCCGTTCTCGACGTCCTGGCGGCCCGCGTGCGTGAGGAGGTGGCGGCATGACGCGGAAGGGCCGCCACCAATACACCCCGGATGCCGAATGGTTTTGGCCTCGCACCGAAGCGGGATGGCACAAGCTGCGCCGCCCGGACATTACCGCCACAAGCGCGGCAAGCCTTTTCGGCGTGTCGCCTTATCAAACCCCCTTTGACCTCTTCCACCGGATGGCCGGCAATATCGAAGTCGTCATTGAGGAATCCGGCCGAATGCTTTGGGGAAAGCGTTTGCAAAATGCAATCGCCGTTGGCGTTTGTGCCGACCACGGATGGGAAATCGTTGACGGATACGAATTCCTTTATGCGCGGTCCAAGCACTTCCCCGGCATGGGCGCCTCCCCGGACTACATCATTCGCGACCCCGCGCGGCCGGAACTCGGTCTAGGCGGGCTTGAAATCAAGAATGTGGACCTCTTCGTCGCAAAGGACGATTGGACGGACGAAGAGGCGCCGCCGCACATTGAATTTCAGGTCCAGCACCAAAACGCGGTTTGCGGCTTCAAGTGGGGCGTTGTTGCCGGGCTTATCGGTGGCAACACCCCGCGCGTTTTCGTCCGCGAACGCGACGACGAAGTGATCGCCGAGCTTTGCCGCCGGGCCGCCGACATGCACGAACGGGTGCGGTCGAACAGCCCGCCGCCGCCGGACTATCTCGCCGATTATGACACCATCCGGACCCTTTACCGGCACGCGACCCCGGTGAAGTCCTTCGACCTCGATTGTCCGGATCCTGATAGCGGGCTCGACGCCGCTCATCTCGAAAAGCTTATCGCCGCGAAATACGCGGCGGATGCGGCGGCGAAGAACGCCAAAGAGGACGCACAGCGCGCCAGCGCCGAACTCCTCGACTACATCAAAGACACTGAAACCGTATTCGGCGGCGGCTGGAAAGTAACGGCCTCCACAGTCCACAAGGAAGCTTACACCGCCGAATACAAAGCCACGTCTTACCGGAACCTCCGCGTAAGCAAACCGAAGCCCAAGAAAGGCAAATGACTATGGCGAACGAACTTACAACCCAAGCCGCACCGCGCAACAGCAAGCCGCTTTCCGTCTTCTCCAACATCGATACTTTCGCGGACGGTCAGCGCATCGCGAAGGCTCTTGTGTCTTCCACCCTGGTCCCGGAAGCGTACCGAGGCGACGACAAAATCGGCAACGCCCTTATCGCCATGGACATGGGCGGCCGCATGAACATTTCGCCCATCATGGTTATGCAGAACCTTGACGTTATCGAGGGTCGCCCGTCTTGGAAGTCCTCATTCATTATCGGCGCCCTGAATTCGTGCGGGCTGTTCTCGCCGCTGCGCTTCAAGATTGAGCGGGTCGGCGAGCGCGAGGCATCCTATGTGACGTGGGAAGGGCCGAAAGGGAACCGTCAGAAGGTCACGAAGAAGGCCAAAGTCAACGAAATCACCTGCTACGCCTACGCCATCGAAAAGGACACCGGCGAGATTTTGGAAGGCCCGGAAGTCTCGATTTCCATGGCTGTTGCCGAAGGCTGGTATTTCCGCCCCGGTTCGAAGTGGCTGACGATGCCCGATCTTATGATCCGCTACCGCGCCGCCGCGTTCTTCGGCCGCCTCTACGCCCCGCATATCCTCAACGGCATGCCGACCGACGAGGAAGTCTATGACGTTCCGGAAATGCGCGACGTAACGCCCGCAAGCGCGGAACCGGCCCCGGCGGCTGCACAGCGCGCCGAACCGGAAAAGCCCGCCAGCCGGCCCCGTGGCGTCCACGCCGCCATGAATTCCGGCAAGCAATCGACCGGCGAGCCGGACAAGCCGAAGCCGACCAAGAAGAACGCGCCGCCGGTCATCGAAGCTGAGGCGGAAGAAGTGCGCGAAAGCTCTGCCCAGGACGTTGACAATTTGCAAACGCATGACAACGCCGATGACCACGGCGGGGACGATGACGGGGACATGTTCGGCGCCCCTGGCGATGACGACGGCGACGGCTACGACCCCGCGTGATCGCCGCGATCCCTGCCCGTGACTACTAAGGATTCAAGACCAATGGAAACAAACACCTACCTGATAACGCCTACCGATGCAGCGGCACAACTCCACGTGTCCCTCATGACCCTGCATCGGTGGCGCGCCAAGGGGGCCGGGCCGAAGTACATCAAGCTCGGTGGCCGCATCTTCTACCGTCCGGAAAATATCGAGGCTTACAAAAAGCTCTGCGAGCGCGAGGCAAGGCCCGAAGCGGAAGCTAGACACGTAGCGGAAGTAAGACACACCATCAATCTAACCCCTAACGAGGCGGCGGCGCGACTTCGCGCCTCCACCATTACCCTGCAGCGGTGGCGCACCCAGGGGACCGGGCCGAAGTACATCAAGCGCGGCGGCCGCATCTTCTATCGACATCAGGATATCGAGGAATTCGAGCGCGAAAACGAACGCTTGCAGACGCGCGGGTAACAGCACCCGCGCGGCGCCCCTCGCCGCTCTATCTTCAAGGATTTTTCCCACATGAAGGAAGCATTCATTACGAAGCGGTTCAACCGCTCAAGCGTGAAGATTATCGAGCAAGCAAACTCCATCATCGCCAGCTATCAGGCGCAAGGATTCAAGCTCACACTTCGCCAGCTTTACTATCAGTTTGTTTCGCGGGACCTGATCCCGAACAAGCAACAGGAATACAAGCGTCTTGGTTCCATCGTCAACGACGCTCGCCTCGCCGGTCTCATTGACTGGAATTCTATCGAGGACCGGACCCGGAACCTTCGCGGCGTCAACACCTACGACAGCCCGGCGGACGCTATTCAAACCGCGTTGGCCCGATACCGCGAAGACCTTTGGCAAGGCCAAACGTTCCGGCCGGAAGTCTGGATTGAGAAGGACGCGCTTGTCGGCGTCATCGAGCCGGTTTGCGTCCGCTGGCGGGTCGATTTCTTCGCTTGCCGTGGCTACTCGTCTCAATCCGAGCAATACGGCGCCGGCAAGCGCTTCGCCAGGATGAAGGCCCAAGGCATCCGCCCGGTTGTTCTGCATCTTGGCGACCATGATCCTAGCGGCATGGACATGACGCGAGACAACCGGGACCGGCTCGCGATGTTCGCCCGCCAGGGTGTCAAGGTTATCCGTCTCGCCCTCAACATGGACCAAATCGAACAGTACGGACCGCCGCCGAACCCGGCGAAGGAAACGGACTCCCGCGCCGCCGGCTATATCGAGCAATTCGGCGAGTCCTCATGGGAACTGGACGCCCTGGAGCCGACCGTTATCGAACGGCTCATTGAGGCCGCCATTACGGCCGACCTCAATATGGACCAATGGAACGCCAGGAAAGCCGAAGAGCAAGACCGCAGGGCCCTGCTAGAGCGTACGTCGGACAATTGGGAAGACGTCGCCGAATTCGTGCGAGGGCTCGAATAATGACGGCTACTCGCACCTTCAAACTGCGCATCTTGGAAACCCATAGCCGCGCCGTTATCGCGGCCGTTGGATGCCCGGCCCGCCCGGTCATCATCCCGCTTTCCGGTGTCGATTTCGAGCCCACCGGACCGGACTCCTACCAAGTCACCATGAGCGAAGAACTCGCCAAGGAATACGGGCTTGTAGCATGAGGACCGGCGCGGAATTCATAGACATGAACCTTTCCGATCAACGGCACGCTATGGCGTTGCTGGACGCGATGCGGACGGAAAGGAAAATCAGCCTGTCCGGCCTTCGTTCCTACTCGGAAGTCGCGCCGAACAGCTTCATCAAGTGGCGCGACGGTTCCCGGTCCCCGTCCCTGTCCAGCTTCATTCGCCTCGCGGAGTCCTTCGGCTTCGAAATCCTCATGGTGCGCCGCGCCAGCGGGTCCGGCGAAGAGCGCTATGAATTGCGCGACCAAAGCGGCGCCTTAAATGTGCTCGAATCCGAGCGGTGCGCGCGCCGTATGTCCTTCGGCGAAATGGAAGCGAAAAGCGGGATTTCTACCACCGCCTTTTACGCTTGGCGCTCATGCGAGCGTTCGCCGCTTCTCTGTAACGCTGTAGCCATCGCCGAGACCTTCGGTTTCCGCATCATCATGCGGAGGAAGGTGGCGGCACCCGATTCAACTCTTTCCGAACAGTGAGCGTTGACAAAATGCAAACGTCGCAAAAACAGCCTTACAAGTCCGCAAGCGTTCCGCTCTTCGGCTGGCATACCATTTTTGGTGTCGAAGGCGAGCACGGCACCCCCTACTTGACGCGTATATGGTTCGGCCGCCTTCGGCTGCACATCTTCCACCGTGGGGACGCGGACCCGGATTGCCACGACCACCCGTGGGATTTCTGGACGTTTCCACTCACGCCGTACGTGGAAGAGGTGGTCGAACCGGATGGCGCTGGCGGATACCGCCGGTTTGCTCAAGTCGTCCGCGCCTTTCGCCTCACCTATCGCCCGGCGGAACACTGCCACCGGGTTCTAGGCCGCGCGACTGCCACGGCGCTCAAGACTAATGAGACGTGGCACGGAGACATTAGCTCGCCCTGGCACACCTATGACCACCTAACCGATAGCCGCAAAATCGTCACCGTCGTTTGGCGCGGCGGCATCGGTCGCCGATGGGGATTCCTCAAGCACCGCGACGGCCGGTGGTGCTGGATTCATTGGAAAGAATACGTGCTCAACGGCGGTAAGCACGCGCCATGCAGCACGCCGGAAGGCGGCACGTGATGGCGAGCAAGCGCGGCTTGAAGCGGCGCCAGAAGGCCCGCCAGTGCGAAGGCAAGGTGAAGCACCCGACCCTTGAGGGCGCGAAGATCGCCAAGCGCAAATCCGGACATCGCGACGTCATGCCGTACCGCTGCAAGTGGTGCGGCTTCTATCACAACGGCCACATGCCCCGGCGCGTGTTGAAGGCCATGGAAGTCTAAGAGGAAGGTCCTATGACGAAGAAAAACACGCCCGCTGTACCTGGCACCATTTCCGCCAAGGTGGACGCCCGCCAATTCGCGGCACGGTTAAAGTTGATCGCAAAACACGCCGAGCTATGGGTAAGCACCCCGATCCTCGCTTGCGCCACCATCGAACTTGATCCCGACGCGTCGTTGATGCGGCTATCTCACTTCGGGGTCGACATGAACATCACCGCCACTTTAACCGCCGAGGGTGCCGGCGCAGTCGTGGTCCCGCTGAAAACGCTGCTTTCGTTCGTATCGAGCGCGGACGGCGAAACCCTCACAATCGAGAAAGGCCAGGACGAACACGCGGTAAAGTTCAGATGTGGCCGGTTCTCTGCCACGCTCTATCCGCTTGCGCTTGAAGACGTGCCACGCCTCGATATGCCGGCGCCCGCGCGTTCCTTCGCTATGGGCGAAGGCGTGTTGCACCATCTGCTTTCGCTGACTCTGCCATTCGTGAGCACCGAAGAAACCCGGTATTACCTCAACGGCATCTGTGTCGAACTGGAAAGCGATAGGGTGCGGGTCGTCGCCACGGACGGACACCGGCTCGGAACGCGCGAGACTGCAACGCCTGGACCGCTGGAGGCGTGGGAACATCGCCCGATTGTGCCGCGCCTCGCCGCCACTACGCTCTTCGGCATCATCGGCAAGGCTCAATGCTTCGCGCACTTCGCCGCCCTGCACGCGCAATTCACCTGCGAAGGCTGGACTATCACGACGAAGCTCATTGACGGAACCTTTCCGGACTGGCGCCGTGTTGTCCCGAAAAACATGGACCGCCCGGAAGCCGTTATTGCCGGCGCCGATATCGAACGATTCCGGCGCATCGTGAAAGGCGCCGGAAAGGAAATGAAGGCGGTCGAATTTAAGCCTACGGAAGCCGGCGGCGTGTTGCTTCGCGCCAACAGGTACGACGATGTCTCGTTTACCGGCGAGGCCGCCGCCGAGATTACGGCTCCCTTTGATCCGTTCGGCTGCAACATCGCCTATCTCGCCGCGATGCCAAAGGCGTTCGGGGCGAAAAAGCTACGTCTCGCGATAGGCGGAGCGTCCGATCCCATCGTCATCACCACGCCGGACTCGCCCGCCAGCGAATTCGCCATTCTCATGCCGATGCGGGTTTAGGAGGGCGGACCGTGAAACTTCACCTTGCCCTTATGGCGGAATACTTCGACGCCATCCGAGACGGGACCAAGACCGAAGAATTCCGCCTTGTGTCCGACTACTGGACAAAGCGGCTGCATGACCGCACCGGCGCCCCGCGCGTCTTTAGCGAGATCGCATTGACGAAGGGCTATCCGCCCGCCGGCGATACCTCGCGCCGCTTGGTCCTTCCCTGGCGCGGCTTCACGCGCCGAACCATTACGCATCCTCACTTCGGACCGGATCCTGTTGAGGTTTACGCTATCGAGGTGCGGCGAGGTGACACTTGATCCACTATCACGGCACGCCGCTCACGCCTCGCGCTGAACTGCTCAAGATGGCGGGCAAGAACTTCTGTGTTTCGTTCGCTAACCCTAGCGATGCTGATTGGTGCCTCGCCAACGGACAGTCGGTCATGTGGGATAGTGGGGCGTTTACCGCTTTCACGAAAGGGAAGCCGGTCGACTGGACGAAATACTACGCGTGGCTTGATCCCCGTCTCGGCCATCCGCATTGGGCGGTTATTCCCGATGTCATCGACGGGACCCTCGAAGAGCAACGCGCCCTTGTGGCGACGTGGCCCTTTCCTGAATTGCTCGGCGCGCCGGTGTGGCACATGGCGTTGCCGACTTCCTACCTCTTGGAACTATGCGAGCGATGGCCCCGAATTTGTTTCGGGTCTTCCGGCCGATATTGGCAGGTCGGCTCCGACGATTGGTGCCGCCGGGCGGATCAAGCCTTCAATGAGCTTGAGAAGGCCGGACTCCGGCCGTGGGTTCATATGCTTCGCGGGCTCGCGCTTTCGGGCGACCGATGGCCCTTCGCTTCCGCCGATAGCGTGAATGTTGCCAGAAACTTCAAGGACTCCAGCGCGTGCCCCGAACGAATGGCACGCCGGATTGATGCCATTCAATGCCCTGTCCGATGGATGGTAAGGGCCGAACAGAAGGAACTTTTCGCATGATTGGAATTCTCGCCCTTGCGGGCTTTGCTGCCACGATCCCGGCCGCCAATTGGATGATTGGCAATCTCGGAACAGTCTGCGTTCCTGACGGTCCGTGCCTAATCCCGGTCGGGTTCGGCCTTTCCGCGCCGTCCGGCGTTCTCATTGTCGGTCTAGCCCTTGTTCTTCGCGACGTGGTACATGAGCACTTCGGCGCCCGTGGCGCGCTTCTCGCCATCCTCGCCGGGTGCCTGTTGTCGGCGTTCTTCGCCCCGCCGGCGCTCGCCCTCGCCTCCGTTGCAGCCTTTGCCCTGGCGGAACTCGCCGACCTCGCCGTATACGAGCCCTTGCGCCGGCGCCGGCTTTTGGCTGCCGTTCTCTTGAGCGGGGTCGCCGGCGCCGTTGTCGATAGCGCCGCCTTTCTTTGGCTTGCTTTCGGCTCGCTCGATTTCATCGCCGGGAACACGGTCGGGAAAATATGGGCGAGCCTTGCGGCGGTTCCGTTTATCTCCGTGTTGCGCGTTTCCACCAAGGCAACGCCGTGACCGTCTATGTAGACGCGCCGCGCTACCGGGTCGGCCGCATGGTCATGTGTCACATGGCGGCCGACACCCTCGCCGAGCTTCACGCGATGGCGGACAGGCTCGGCGTCCGCCGATGGTTTCAGGATAAACCCGGCGCCCCTCACTACGACATTTGCAAGGATACCCGGCGGCGAGCAATCGCCGCCGGTGCCGTTGAAGTCACCCGGCGCGAACTTCTCGCCAAGGCCAAGGAATCCGCCATGACCAAAAAACTAGACTGGATTGTTTCCGCCGCCGTCCGTTACCACGGCGTCACCTTCTCCGTGCCTCGCCCTGGCCGGCATGATGAAATCTTGCGGCCGCTGTATCAGTTGAACGCGGCGGCGGCCGTGAATGGCGAGGAAGGTTTCTTGACGCGGACCGGGCACTTTCTGGACCGCCGGGAAGCGAAGCGCCTCGCCGTAGAAGCCGGGCAATTCCGGAAATCGGCCCGGCCGGAAACCGACGAACTCTATACCGAAGACTTATGGTGA